GCAGGGCTGGCTGGAGGACAGCATCACCTCGCCGACGCGGGGGCAGGGCGAAGTGGTCGGGGACTACAGCGCCAGCCGGCCCTACGCGCCGGTGGTGGACGTGGCGGGCGAGCTGGCGGCGAACGCGGTGACCGGTCCCGGGCGGACCGGGGATGCCGGGAGGATCGTGGCGGTGCCGAACTACGAGGAGGTGGTGCGGCGTGCGCAGCTGGCGGCGCAGGGGGTGTCGCTGGGGGCGGCGACGCCGCCGGCGCCGGTGCCACAGCCGACGGGGGTCGGGGATGCGCTGCGGCTGCGGACACTGCTGGCGCAGCTGGCGGCGCAGGGCGGCGGGGCGGCGGGGCCATTGATGGGCGAGCTGCAGTGGCAGCCGCAGGCGCGACAGAACGCGATGCTGGGGCAGCAGGGCGTGGATCCGACGGTGGGCGTGTGGGGGCAGAACCCTGGCGGCCAGCCGCCAACCCTGGAGCAGCTGGCGGCCCTGGCGCGGGCGCGGAGGACCTGATCGGGGCCGACTAGGATGGTGGCTTCAGATTGGGACTCATGGCAGGCGGTCGGTCTCTTTCTCCCTTGACGGGCCCGGCCGAATCGGTGCAGCGGGCGATCGCCGCGGCGCTGGTGAACGCGGACAGCCTCAAGGAGACGCCGGCGGCGGGGTTGACCCGGGCGGGCGTGGCGGTGCGGGGGACGCCCTCACCGGCCGGGACGCGGCGGTTCGCCGGCGATGAGGTGGCGCAGGCCTTCGAGCGGGCGGACCTGGTGGCGGCGGCCGGGCCGGCACTGAAGGGTTTCGTGGATGCGATGCAAGCCGGGCCGTTCGCGCTGCCGGCGCCGGGCGCGGCGCCTCCGGCGGGTGGAGGTGCGGCATGAGGTTTGCAGGACTGGGACGGCGGGCGCTGGATTACCTCAAGCGGGTGACGGTGCCGCGGAACGAGGACGGCAGCCTGGCAAAGGGTCAGTTGGTGCTTGAGTACGGGAGCAACGCGCTGGCGGCGCTGCTGTCGGGGGCGGCGTTCGGGGGCGGTAACCTGGGGCACTCGGCGGCGATCGGGGCCGAGGACCTGGGGATCGGGCTGCTTGGCAGCCTGGCGGGCCGGGTGGCCGGGGACCGGGTGGGGCGACTGCTGAAGCTGAAGGACCCACAGGCACTGGACATGGCCCGTCTGGGCGGCTCGATGGTCGCCGAGACGGGGGTGGGCTTTGGGGCGCCGCGACCGGTAATGGAGGGGATCCTGCGGCGGCAGCAGGAGCAGGCGGCCGCGGCGCAGCAGCCGGCCCCTGCGGTGGCGCCCCCACCGGCCCCGGCGGCCGGTGGCTTCACGCGGCAACAGTTCGGCGATTCGCCGCTGGAACTGCCGGCCAACTACGGCGGGGTGGCGCCGGGGCTGCCAATGGGAGCGAGTGGCGAGGAGATGTTCGCCCGGTTCCTGGCGCAGCAGCCGAAGGACGTGCAGGATCTGGTGCTGGGTTCGATGGGGGCTGATCGGTGACCAACGGCTCGCAGGTGATCCAGAACGCGAACCTGCCGTGGGATTGGGACGAGCTGAAGTGGATCGCGGCGCAGGCGTTCCGCTCGAACCCGCGGGCATTCCACGATGCGCGGACGCGGGCGGTGGGGGGTGGCTACGAGGCGTCGCTGTTCGAGGACGTGACGGCCAATTCGCCGCTGGTGGATTATGTGCGCCAGCACCTGCCCGGGCGGCTTGAGGACACCAGGCTGGGGCAGGCGCTGCCGTGGAACACGCCGGGGTGGGTGCAGCGGCTGCCGCTGGGCGGGTACAGCAGGGAGCGGATGGAGGAGTTTGCCCGGGCCCGGGCGTCGGACGCAGAGCTGCGGGCGACGACGGTGCAACGGGACATGACGCCGGAGTTCGAGCGACCGGTGAGTGACGTGCCGATCGGGGACAGCGGGCGGCGGAAGGCAGCCCAGGCCCTGGGGGTGACGATGGCCGATACCGTGGGGGTGCAGGGGCTGATGAACCTGTGGTGGTTGCTGAATGCCGGCGAGGCGGTGACGAGCGTGGCGACGCTGCAGGGGATCCATAACGCACAGGCGGGGATTTCCGGGGCGAGGGCGCCGCTGCTGCAGAGCCGGGCGATGCGGATGGCGGCCACGGCGCCGGCGTGGATCGCGATGAAGTTTGCCAACGGCAGTTTCGGGCGGTTGGACGGGTACTCGGCGGCCTCGCCGGGGCTGGGCGATCCGCGGGAGGCGAGCAGCCCGGTGGAGGAGTTCCTCAGCGAGATGGTGCTGGGGCGGAGCGGCAACCTGCTGCCGTACCGGGAGTTCGTCCAGGAGCGGCCGGACGTGAGCCGGGGCGAGTATGAGGCCTACAAGGCGTTCCTGCACGGGAACAAGATGCCGATCAAGTTCACTGCCGACGGGATCCATGGGGCGGAGGTGAACTTCCTGGGCAAGTCGCTGCCGGTGGCGACCGCGGTGATCCCGGCGGTGGCGATGGCGCTGGGGGGCCGGGCCGGGGCGCGCCGGGCGGCCCTGCGGCTCAAGGAAAGTGGGGTGGACCCGGTGAGCGGGGAGATTGGGGTGGACCTGCTGCAGCGGCGTCAGCAGGCACGGGCGGCCACGCAGGAGGTGCGGCGGGAGGCACGGGAGGAGGGGCGGGACATGCGCAACGACGCACTGGTGAGCGAGGCGGTCGACCGGGAACGGGCCTACAACCGGGCGGTGGAGAACGAGGTGCTCAAGGACGTGCTGATCTACGGGGGCGGCTCGTTGACGACCGCGGCGCTGATCGGCTCTACGCTGGAAAGCGTGCGGCGGGGCCTGAAGGGTCGTGCGCCGATCGAGGAAGAGGAAGAGCCCACCACGCAGCAGCCCGCCGCGCCAGCCCGAGGACCCGTGACACCAGGAGCCCGATGAGACCGAACGTGATGCAGGGCGGCAGCATGGCCCGGGGGGAGGAGGCGGCGCCGAGCGCGGTGAGATCCTTCAGCCGGATGCGCAACGCGGGCGTGAAGGCGGCCGGGCGGATGGCGGGAGAGAGCGTGACGCGGCGGGCACAGATGGCGGCGCAGCAGGACCTGAACTTCCGTCAGAGCCTGGTGGACATGTCGGTGCAGATGTTCCGGCCGCGGGGGTACGCCCCGGGTGCGGCGCCGGCTGTGGGAGTGAGCAGCAACCAGGGAGCGTTCGATGCGATCGGCCGGGCACTGGGGGAGATTGTGGGGTTCAACCGCGGCGGCCAGGCCCCCCGGAGTTCGGGAAGCAGCAGCCCGGGGCCGCGGACCTACTGGCAGCCACGGGGCGACGACGGCTGGGGGAACACGCAGCTGGGCACCCGGGGCAGCAATGAGTCGATGGCCTCCAAGGCCATCGCGGGCTTCAGCTTCCTCTGAGGACGGCCATGGCACGGCAGCGCGGGTATGAGTTCGACGAGCAGTTCACGCCGGAGCAGGCCTATGCGGTGCCGCAGTTCCGGCGGGGCAACTACGAAGGTGGCTCCCGGGGCGGCTCAATGGCGGCCGGTGACGGGGCGTGGCAGGGGGTGCAGCTGGCGGCACCGGAGTCGGGGAACGGACTGAGGGCCGGGCAGATCATGGGCAACATGCGGGAGGCGGCCGTGAATGTGGCGACGCCGAACCGGGAAGGATTCAAGACGAGCAGCGAGGCCTCGGATTTGTTCGCCGAAAGTGGCGAGGCCCTGAGCGAAGCGCAGGGGGACGCCTACAACCAGGCGCTGTCGGGGACGGGGCAGGCGCTGCTGGACCGGAGCCGGGGGCGGGCGGAGCTGAACAGCCGGCTGAGCCGGGAGATGATGAGCATTCAGGCGGCGAACGAACAGACGGCGGACAGCCGCAAGAAAGGAGGCGGGGTGCTCGGTGCGATCGGCTCGATCGTGGGCGGGATCGTCGGCGGCCCGGTAGGAGCGGGGATCGGGGCGCTGGGCAGCTTGTTCGGGTGAGGTCGGAAGCGGCCTAGAATCTCGGCAGTCTCACTGTGGGTTGAGCGCAAGCCATGGCGATGCCCACGCGGCTGTATGTCCCCCGTTCGAGTCGCATGGCTGGCGCGCCGCCTTTGAGCGCGCCGCCTCCGGCGCCATCTTCAACAGGGCGGTTCGGCGGTGACTGGTTGCAGGAGCTGCGCGACGGCGCCAGCGGCCTGGCGAGCACGATTGGCCGCAGGCGAATGATCGCCGGCGGCGTGGGCCTGGGGGCCCTGCTGGCGGCGGCGAACGAGATGGGGGACAAGAACGAGAACGCCCGGCAGAACCTGGTGGACGCCACCGGCGCCGGGGCGGGCGCGATGGCGGGCGTGATTCCGCTGGCCCTGGGCGTGACGGGCCCCCTGGGCTGGCTGGCGGGCGCGGGGCTGGCCCTGGCGGGCAGCCAGATCGGCAAGGCGGGGCTGCGGGGGGCGACGGATCTGATAGGGCTGACGACCACCGAGAGCCCGGAGGGGAGGGCGATTCGAATGGGGCTCAACGCGAGCAACGCGCAGATCAGGATGGACGCGAACCGCCGGCTGGCGAACCTGCCGATTGCGCGGCAGGAAATGGCGCTGCAGCGCGAGAACGACATGCTGCGGATGAAGCAGGATCTGGAGGCCCGTCAGCAGGCGGCTTACGCCCAGGCGGTGCTGGCCATGGCCCAGGGCGGCACCACGGCGGCGCTGAACACGATTCCGCGGATGGCCCAGCAGGTGCTGGCGATGCCGACCCCCTACTGATCGACCATGAGCGCGCTCGCTGCTGCCTACGTCCAGACGTTTCGGCCGGTCGGTCCGCTACAGGGGGTGGTGTTCGACAACGGCTCGGACCAACTGCTGGGCAGCATGCCACTGCAGACGGCGACCCTGATGGCGCCGCTGGCCCAGACGGGGCTGAACAACCAGGGGCAGCTGATGAACACGCAGCTGAACAACCGCCAGCGGACGCTGGAGATGAACACCGAGATCGCGTTCCGCGAGAAGGAGCGCAAGGACACCCGGCGGGCCACCCTGGCGGACCGGCTGCTGCAGGTGGCTTCCGGGGTTGGCCGGTCCGGGGCCCAGGACTGGGCGATGGGGCAGCTGTTCGCGCCCCAGGGGGACGGGCTGACCCGGGCGGGGAACCGCTGGGGCACTGCGCAGGCAACCTTTGAGGGGGCCCAGGCGGTCAATGCGCCGCTGCTTTCGACCTATCTTGAGGCTGGGCGAAACGCGCTTGCGGCCCGATCCGGCGTGCCGGTACCCACCACGAGGGCTTGACGATGAACCCGATGAACCTGATCAAGCCGAACCGCTTCACCTACGTGTCGCCGCATGTGCCCAAGGCGGCGGCGAGCAAGCCGGCGGAGGTGCAGGTGGCGCCGAACTTGCCATCGCCGACCCAGATGGCGCAGAACCTGGTGCAGCAGGGCGAGCAGCTGATCCAGCAGCAGGTCGGGGCTGCTCGGGATGGGGTCAATGTCGGTATCGACGGCCGCTTCCGGCTGGCGCCCCTGCAGTCCGGGCAGGCCTGGGACGCCCGAAACATTCGGGTGACCGAGAACAGGGACAACACCAACACCTACGTCGGCGCTGCCAAGACTTTGGGCGACCAGCAGTTCGAGCAGGGGCTGACGATCGCTGATCGCTACGCCCAGCTGGCCGGTAACACCACCAGCGGAGTGAGCGGCGCCATCGCCGGCGAGCAGGCCAACGACGCCGCCCGGCTGCAGCTGATGCGGGACGTGCTGATGAAGCCCAAGAGCTTCACCCAGACCCTCGCTGAGCTCACCGGGGCCATCGCCCCGATCGCCGCTCTCTTCGTCGCCTGAGCCATGGCCTCCCTCGCAACTTCCACCGGCGCCGGCGGGCAGCCCTACGGGGGCAGCATCGCGGCGTCGATCTATGACCGGGCCCAGTCGGGGCTGGTGAACCTGGCGAACCGGTACTCGGGCAATGAGGCGCTGGCTGGGATCGCGGTCGGCAAACTGGCGGACTCCTTCGGCACCAGCCTGAACACAGCAGCCCAGATCGAGTATGACAACGCCTTCCTGGGGAGTCTGACGCGGTACCAGCAGGCGACGGAGAACCTGCGCAAGGGGAACACCCTCGAGCTGCTGGCGGCTGAGACCGGCTCCAAGAAGGAGCTGCTGAGCGTGCAGGGCGAGCTGCAGCGCGGGCAGACCCAGGTCGAAGGTGGCGAGCAGCGGCGAAACATCGCCGCCACCGGCGAGCAGGACCGCCTGGGCTACCGAGTCCAGGGCGACGAGGGCCGGCGGACGCAGGACAACGCCACCGACAACACGATCCGACTGCGGGAGCACGCCAAGGGCAGCATCCGCCAGCAGGGGCAGCGGTACTACGGATGACGGCGGCCCAAGAGGTGAGCGCAGTGGCACAGTTCCTGCGCATGCTGGACAGCCCGGACCGGGAGCTGTTCATCGACACGGTGGAGAACGCCACCTCGACGATCGAGATCTGGACTTTGGCGACGGTGATGGGGTACGCCGGGGCGATGGGGGACCTGATTTCCTGGGCCAACGAGCTTTATCCGCGGATGGACCGGCGGCGGGTGCTGTTGGCGGAGGCCGACAAGATCAAGCAGGACATCGCCGACGCTCGCGAGCTGATCCGCGATGAGGCTCTGGAGCCGAAGGAGGGGTATGCGCGGATTGCGTTCCTCTCCAAGGAGCTGCGGGGTCACCTGATCGAGGTGGACAAGATGGCGCGGGTGCTGGACCGCCGGGGGCTGATTCTGGCGGGGGCGGACCGGGTGATGCGGGAGCTGCGGGGGATCTTCGCGGGCAGCAGCGAGATGGAGTCGGCGCTGGCGCGGGCGTTCAAGGCGGTGTGGGCGGTGCTGATGGACGAGCGCTGAGACGGTCAGACTGTCTCAACCCGCGTCTCGATGGTCTTGCCTTAACCTGGCAGGATGCCCGCCGCCTCTCGCGTTCTTGCCTACCGACAGGCCGCCCGGGCAGCCGCGGTGGAAGCCATGGCGGCTGCGGCGGTCTGTCCGATCCCCCTTCTGCCGGAGCAGCTCCCCGGCGAGCAACTGATCGTCGACGAGGCGCCGGCGGAGATCCTGCTGGCCCGCGAGAGCTTCGAGGCCTTCTGCACCCGCACGGGCAAGCCGCCGCCGCGGCACATGCGCGAGTGGTACGAGGTCTTCCTCACCGGCGAGAGCAACGAGCACCTGAGCTACATCGCCGGGCCTGACACGGCCCTGCTGAGCCCGCGGGGGAGCGCCAAGAGCACTTTCGTGGCGATGCTGCTGGCCTGGCTGATCGGCAAGCACGCCCTGGAGCACAAGCTGCTGCGGGTGCTCTACGTTTCCTACAACGTGCAGGTGGCCCGGGCCAAGAGCGCTGCGGTCAAGTCGATCATCGGCTCCGACGACTACAAGCTCATCTTCCCGAATGTGCGGCTCAGCCGGCAGAAGAAGGGGGACGAGCTATGGGCGATCGACTTCGCCTTTGCGGGGATCGATGTGCGTGGTGAGGACGCCTTCACCCTGGCCTGCGCCGGCCTGCGGGGGGCGATCACCTCGAAGCGGGCCAACCTGATCGTGGTGGACGACCTGATCAAGAGCCAGGCGGACATCGCCAACCCGGACGTGCGCCGAGAGATGGAGCACAACTGGAACGCGGTGATCGGCCCCACCCGCTTCGAGGGCGGCCGTTCCCTGGTGCTGGGCACCCGCTTTCACTTCGATGACATGTTCGCCACCACTTTCGTGGCCAAGAACGGCTGGAAGGTGATCGTCCAGTCGGCGCTGGAGTACAGCAATGACGGCACGCCGCGCAGCTACTGGCCGGCGATGTGGAGTCTGAAATACCTGCTGGCGCAGCAGAACAAGGACTACGTCGCCTTCGCCTACCAGTACCTCAATAAGCCGGTCTCCACCACCGAGCTGGGCATCAGCCCGGGGCTGTTTCGTATGGCCGAGCTGCCGGAGGTCTACGACGAGATCGGGGTGGGCATCGATCTCTCGGCGGGGCTGACCGAGAGGCACGACTGGACCGTGTTCACCCTGGCCGGCCGCCTGGCGGACAAGTGCTACGTGATCGACTTCCGGCGGCTGCGCACGATCGGCAACCTGGAGAAGGTGGATGCGCTCTGCGAGCTCCTGGTGGAGTGGAACCTGCTGCGGGAGGGGGATCCCGAGCAGTTCTTTGCCACCCCCAGCGAGGTGTCGATCTGGCCGGAGGCGGTGGCTTACCAGAAGTCGTTCATGGGCGACTTCCAGCGCATCTGCCACGAGGAGCGGCAGCTGTTCAACCTGCGGCCCCATCCGGTCAAGGGGCTGCGGGGCGACAAGATGACCCGGCTGCGGGGGATGATGGGCCTGCTGCAGACCGGCAAGGTGCTCTTCAACAGGTACCGGGACTTTGGCGTCATGGTCGACGAGGTCGTCAACTTCGGGCACTGCACGCATGACGACTGCGCGGACAGTCTTAACATCGTGGTTCAGGCGCTGATGCGGCGCGCACCCGTGGAAGTCGAGTACTGAGATGCCGGCCACCAAGAGCCCACGGTTTCGTGACATGCTCGAGGCCGCCAGGTCTCGCGCCTCGACCGGCGGCTCGGATACCCTGGTCGTCAGCAGCCACCTCGCGCAGCAGCGGCTGTTCATGCTGCGGCAGGGGGTGGAGTTCTACCCCAAGCAGGACACTTTCGGGCATCGCAAGATGTTCCTGCAGAACCTGATCGCCGAGAACGAGGTGGATCAGCGGCTCGAGGGGGTGGCCGACGACTTCCTGTTGGACGGCAAGGGGCTGTGGTTCTTCCGCCCCGTCAAGGACAGCTACCGGATCACGTGGTTCCCGAAGAAGGACTACCGGGCCTACTACGACGCGATGACCGAGATCGAGGAGCTGGTCCTGGTCTACAGCTTCGAGGTCAAGCCCGGGATGGGCATGGTGGCCGCTCCGGGCCCGGGCGGCAAGCAGCAGCTGTGGGTGAAGCTCGTCGTGCGCCGGGACGCCATTCAGGAGACGATCAGCCAGGCGCGGCCCAATTTGGATGCCATCGGGCCTTTCATGGGCGAGATGTTTGGCAAGACCCGGACGGTGCGCAACAGCCTGGGCTTCATCCCGGCGGTGGAGGCCTTCAACGCCATGAAGTCCACCGGCATGGACGCCACCGGCGACTTCGACTGGCTGGAAGACCAGCTACTCACTCACGACGAGCTGGTCGGCAACATCAGGGAGAACATCCGCTTCTTCGGCAACCCGACGCTGGTGTCCTCGCGGCACAAGGCGGACCTGGTCGAGGCCACCACGGGCACGCCAGCGGCCCGCCCGACGATCGCTTCGCAGGCCGGCTTCTCCGGCGAGGGGTTGCCGTCGACGCGGATGTCGCCACCGACCGGAATCGGGGGCGGACGGGATCGGGGCTTCAAAATCCCGCGGCTGATCAGCGGTCTGGAGAACACCGATCGGGTGGCTTACATCACCCCGGATGCCGTCAGCGGCGACCAGAACCTTTACGCCCGCCAGTACCGCGAGGAGTTGCGCGGGGCTCTGGGCGGGGTGGATGAGCTGGGGATCACCAGCGGCGCCACGGCCTACGAGATCAAGAGCCTGTTCGGCCGGGCGGCCACCACCGCCGGGCGGAAGTGCCGCGGACTGCTCACCTACGGGCTGTGCAAGCTCTTGGCCCTGGTGATTTACAACGAGGAGCGGGTGTTCCGCGAGAGCTTTGCGGCGGCGACCAAGCTGAAGCGCCCCGAGGCGCCGGTGCAGGAGGAGGCGAAGAACCCCGAGTCGTTCCGCAAGGAGGCCGAGGCGTTTGATGCGGCGATGGTCAAGTACGACGCCAGACTCGAGGAAGCGATCCGCAAGGCGGTGCAGGGCCAGGCGATGCCGCCCGGGGTGATGGGGCTGATTCCCGATGGGGATCGGACGGTGGAGTGGCGCTGGCGCGGACCGGTGTTCGAGGACTCGGCCGATGACGTCTTGCAGAAGAGCATTGTGGTGCGCAACCTGCAGGAGTTGGGGGTAGCCAGTGTTGAGGCGCTGAAGCATCTCTTCCCTGACAAGACAGATGAGGAGCGCAGCGCGATGTTGTCGGGCTTCCCGTTTAGGATGGCGCAGCAGACCCAGGCCAGTATCGCGACATTCCTGCAACTGGTCGCCCAGATGCAGCAGACACCGCATCCTCAGGCACCCAATCTGCCGCTCCTGGCAGACCCTAGACTGGATCTGACGCCCTACCTCTACCGGGCCTTCGATTTCCTCAAGCGCGAGCTGACCTATGCAGGGACCTACCGCGACTCCACAGGCTCCGGCGATCCCGCAGGCCTCGATGCCTTCCAGCGCTCCCGCGTCGCCCGCGGACTACCCGCAAGCGCCGGTGGCGAACCACCCCTCTTCATTCCCGACGGCTCCGGCGTCACAGGCCCCGGCAGCGCCCTATTCCCAAGCGGCGCCCCAGGCGGGCAATCCCTGGGAGCAGGCCCTTCAAGGGCTCTACAGCTCTTCGAGCGCGACGCCCAGCTACCCGGCCCCGGTTCAGCCCTCGTGGCCGACCCAACAGCCCCAGGCTGGCTACCCAATGGTGGCACCGGCTCCGGCGCCGGCTGGGGTGCTGGCCCAGCCCCCGGTGTTCCAGCAGCCGGTCTACAGCCCCGGGGCCTACCAGCAGCCCCAGACATGGCTGCCATCGCCGCAGCCGGCGCCGCTGGCGATCCCTTCACAGCCGGCTACCGCCGCACCAACGGGCGACCCGTATCTGGAAAGCCTCAGCGGCGCAAGCCGTGAGGTTCTGCAGCACTTCGGGCCCGAGGCCCCGGCGCTACTGAACCACTACTCCTGCGTCGTCGAGGACGCCCTGCTGCGCCAGGCCCAGCAGACCCTGGAGTTGACCGCCAATGCCCAGCAACTGTGGCAGCAGCTGCAGAACGCCCACACCCTGATCACCGCCGCCGCTGAGGATAACGCCGCGTACCACACGGTGCTCTCCTCGCCGCCCCTGCTGGCCCAGTACGCCACCGAGTTCTTCGGTCCTGGTGGTCCCGGCGAGCTGCCCCAGGCGCCCGCTGGCGAGACTCCTCGGGACCGCCTGGCGGCCGAAGTGGCCTACGGCGAATCCAGCGGCCGCATGCTGCCGCCCCGCGGCGGTCTTCGCGGCGGCGAGCTGCCTGAGGGCTACGGCCAGGCCGCCATGGCCCAGGTGTCCCAGCACCAGGCCGAGGTTCAGCCCCGGCAGCTGCCGCCCCAGGCGCCCGCTCCCCAGGCCCAGGCGCCCTACCAGCGACCCCAGCTGGAGGTGCAGGCCCCCGGGCAGGCGCCGGCCGGCAACCCCGGTGACTTTTGGCAAACCTTCTCCTACCTGATGGACCACGACCCTCGGGCGGCCGCCCGGTTCTACGACCAGAACCTGACCCCTCAGGTGCTCATGTCCCGCCAGCTGATGGGTGAGAACTGATGAACGCCTCCAACTTCGTCCCGTTGGCTCCGCATCTGCAGCAGCCGGGCTCGGTCATGGCGTTGGCCTGGAAGGACAACCTCAAGCAGCAAGTGCTGGCCCAGGGCGGCCAGCTGCCGGGGCATGCCGGCATTGCCCAGATCGCTGCGGCGGCCGGCGCCGATCTGAACGACCAGGCGGCCGTCACCGCCGCCTTGGCACAAGCCGTTGGCGCTGCCGCCTGAGGCGGATCCCCGGGCGCGCATCGAAGCCCTGGAGCTGATTCGCGAGCTGACGCCGCTACTCGAGGAGGCGCGCCTCAACGAGTGCGGGGTGGCCGAAGTCGGCTACCACTGCACGATGCGCTCCACGGCGGCCGGGCGGGTCGGCGTGATTCTGGGGGATTACATGACGCCGGCGCAGGCCGATGCCGCCCTGTGGCACGACCTGTCGGCCTCTGATCAGCTGGCCCGAGGCTGCCTGCCCGGTTGGGACCTGCTGGGTCCCTCGCGGCGGGCTGCGGTGCTCAGTTTCCTCTACGGGCCGGGCTGCGGCGACGCGGCGGGCATGAGCGGTGAGCGGGTCCACCGGCGCCGGCAGCTGCGCTCGATCTGGGGCCAGCCGGGCGCCGTGGAGCGCCTGCTGCTGCAGTTCGATCGCGACAGCCTTGGTAGACTTTCGCCTGAGCTTGCAAACCGTCGTCAACGTGAAGCAGTCCTCTGGCAATCGGAAGCCGTCATGATTCAGACCCTCAAGGCCCGGCAGGACACGTTCCTGAAGAAAGCCCCCATCCCCAGTAGCTACCTGTCCGCTTCCGGTCGCGTGAAGGTCGCCGCCGGGGAGACGATTCGCGTCGCAGCCCTCAAGGACCTGGCCGAGGACGCCCACGATCAGGTCACCCTGGCCGATGGGGCGGGCACCTGGTTCCTCTACGGACCCCACTTCGCCCCGGAGACCCTGCAGGCGCCGGCCAAGGGCCGGGTCACCACGGTCGACTGGGCCAGCCTGGACGCCCTGGTGGGGCGCTACTTCACGGTGCGGGAGGTGCTGCGGGGCGACCTACGGCGCCGCCCGGCTGCCGGATCGGCCGAGGAGCGCAACATCCTGGCGGTGATCAAGGACGCCGACGCGATCCGGGAGCACTGGGGCGGGCCAATCCTGATCACCAGCGGCTACCGGCCCGAGCCATTCAACCGGGCGGCCAGGGGCGTCCCCAACAGCCGCCACGTCGCGGGCGATGCCCTGGACATCTGCCCGGCCGATGGCGACCTCAACGGCTTCTACCAGTGGCTGCGCATCCGCTGGAGCGGCGCCCTGGGCGACGGGCGATCCAGGGGCTTTCTGCACATCGACAAGCGCAACGGCGGCGGCTTCCACCCGAAGGCCGGCGTCACCCCATTCGTCACCTGGAACTACTGACCATGCTCGAGACCTAGCTGAAGCACGCGCACCCCGGGCTGCCGCGGGCAGTCGGCTCGAAGCGCCAGTTCGGCCTGTAGCCGAAGCGTGACGACAACCCGCCCGCAAGGGCACAACTAGAGAGCGAAATGCCAAACTGGGTGACGAACAAGGTGCAGGCCCCGAGCCATGTGATCCGGGCGATGCTGAACGAGAAAGGCCGCGTGGACTTCAACACGGTCGCGCCTTTCCCTGGGCCGCACAACGACTGGGATGCCATCTACGGACACGCCGAGATGGCTGCTAAAGCGGTGCTCGGCATCGCAATCAGCGACCACCCGCTGATTGCCGCGCTGGAGCGGGGCAACCGCGAGCGCGTGGACATCAAGGGTATGCACGAAGACCCGTTTCGGCAGTTCGTTGGTATGCTGGAGAACTACCGCGCCTGCGGCTACCTGCATGGCATGGACTTCGCCCGCAAGGTGTGGGGCACGAAGTGGAACGCCTGCAAACCAACTGCCGAGCCCGACGAGGGACGCTGCCAGTTCGACACCGCGTGGTCATGCCCGATGGGCGTGCTGTTGAAGGTGTCGGAGCGCTTCCCCGACGACGCAATCACCGTGACCTTCGCCGACGAGGACATCGGCAGCAACTGCGGTACGTTCACGCTCAAGGCCGGGCAGATGGTGGAGCAGGACATTGCGCCGAGCTGGAGCGATCTGGACGAGGCCGGCAAGGCGAAGTGGAAGGCGTTCGCGCACCAGGTTAAGGACTGGCAGCCTGAGACGGAAGACGACCAAGCCTGAGGCCTAACCAGACCATGAGCAGCGCCCCTATCCAGTTCCGGGTGATCGTCAACGAGGATGAGCGCACGCTGCAGTGGCGACATGCCTTTGCGGTGGACGCCAGCGGGGCTTTCTGCCCGGGCGTCTGGAGTGACTGGGAGTCCGTCGAGGAGTGGGGCCTTGTGGCGGCCTACCGGGCCGACGAAGAGGAGCGCCGACAGCGGCAGATTGCCGATGCTTAGGTGGTCTGTGGCATCACGCCACTTCCCCCAGCCACACCCGGTAAGGATACTGCGGGTGAACCTCATGGGCAGCCCAGCCGTCAGGCGGCACTCCGATGAAATTGACGTGCCAGCCGGGGATCGGCTGAGGTGGCGTGATGGCGTTGCCTTGCTCATCCAGCTCGGCTTGGATGATGTCACCGATCACGTCCAGAGCGTAAGAGTGAGAGCCTACAACTGGATTGCCGTCGTCGTTCAGTAGTCCAGCAGCCGCAAGCGCCGCTATGCCGGTGGCTTCGTCAAGGAAGCGGAATCGGGATGGCGGGTGGGTGTTGGTCATGGCCAAACGCTAGGCCAATGCCTGCTTAGAAGCGTTGTCGGCGGTGTCATCTCGATGTCACATTGGCGACAGGCTATTGTGCCGTCAGGGTCTGGAGTGTGGCGTTGCTAAGCGGCTCATTCCAGCCGGTAAAACGCGCAATTGTGCCATTTAGGAACTCTCCGGCTTGAGTGCGACCGAACATTATCCGATCCACTGTCGGCAGCGTGCCGCTGGCGTCCGTTAGCACGGCGCCGCCGTTGACGCTGATAGCAAAGTCGTTCTCGTTCAGTCGCACAGCAACACGAATCCTGACACCAGCGGACATCGTGCCGCCGTCAATGTTGGCCTGCTCAACGCCGCCATCAACCACCACTAAGCGCGGGTCGGTGCCGCTCGTAATCACCGAGGCTCTTTCGTTTGCCGTGTTGTCGTTGAAACTCACTACGCCACGGACACCTACAGCAGGGCTACGGAACTCAAGGTAAAAGCTGCGAATGTTGTTTGCAATTGCGCTATTGATCAGATCGACAAAAGATGCCGAGCGGGTGGTGGTGGCTGTGGCGGTGGGGATCACGCTCGTAGCAGACGTGCCCTGCTCTAGCTGGGGCATCCCGATGCGGAGGGTGATGTCGATGGCGGCGCCGTTGCCATGAGAAAACAGAATATCGCTTGTAACGCGCTCGATTGACGCATCTGCCATTGTGCGCGATGCAGTATATCGCGTTAATATATTAGTGGGAGTAAATGTAGTATCTGTTTTTTGAAGTAGCACGCCGACTGCGCTTCGCCCGGTCACTCTTTGAGTAAATTTGTCAATGTTTGCAGTGGAACCTCCGACAACTGCTATCCATGAAGCTGCTGTCCACGACTGTCCATCAGCCGCTATTGTCGCCGTTGCGGCTTCCGGCTGCACAACTGCTGAGTTTGTAGCATTTGTCGTCCCAGACCACCTAATATCACTCCAAATTATTCCATTTGTCGTTCCCGTTCCAACTATTTCTTTTTGAAGGCCGCTTGGAGTATTAGAGATACTCCAGTTGATTGGATTGGTCCCCGGTATACCAGCAACCGCACCCACCATCGTGTTGTTGCGGATGTGGTTGGTACGTGCCTCCTCAACCAACAACCCGAGGCTTTCGCCCGTCTCGGGATTGTGGTCGAAGGGTGGTGCATTCGTGCTAGCGGTCTGCAGCACTCCAGCGCTATCAAAAAATGTGCCGCTGCTGGCTCGGGAAAGCGTCACCAGCGGCTGACCGCTGACAACATCAACCAGTGACTGATTCTGGGCAAACAACAGGTCAAGTGCTGGGGCAACTCCAGCAAGCCTCCAAAGGGGGTCAATGGACCCACTGCCGCTGCTGCCGACGCCTCCGCTGATCGCCTGCAGGCGTGTGCCTCGAACTCTCATCAGGTGAGCTCACTGACTTCGAGGACGCCGTCAGCGCCGCCAGCCCGGATGACGGCGATGTTGGGGGTCCCCGGCAGCTCGATGTCCAGCCGCTCGCCCAGGGAGATCAGATGGGACGTGCCGGCGTTGGCCGTCTGGGGGGTGCTACCCACCGAGAAGCGGATGTCGGCCGATCGGGCCAGAAGGCTGGCGCGCCGGCAGGTGTTTGTCAGAGCTGTGTTCACGCTGGCGGCGCCTGCGGCCAGCTGGCGAGCCAGCAAAGGACGTCCTAGGGGTTCGACGCTGGCCCGCGCCGAGAAACTCGGAGTACCGACAGATCCGCCCGGGGCGGGGTAGGGCTCCAGGAACTCGATATTGCGCAGCACCTGGTAGTAGAGCCGCGACTCGTCGCGCAGCAATGCGGACTCGTCGTGAATGCTGACCAGTTGCACCGTCCGGCCAGAGGTGCGATCGATGACAGAGGTCATGGCGGGCTCGGGCATACTGCAACTCCACGTCGGAGTCGCTGCGTGCGCTCAGTCTATCGCCACCCGCCTGGCCTCCTCAGATGCAGCGTACGGAGAAGGTACGCCTTGCAGTTTGTCAGATCACAGCGGGCTCGAGCACCTTGGTCAGCGGCCACCGCCTTCTGTGGCGCCAGTAGGCGGTGGCGTAGGGGACGCCGGCTATTGCCGCGGCCTCCTTCAGGGTCATGCGCTTCCCCTGGTACTCGATGCAGATACAGCTGCGGCGATTGCGGTTCTGGGCGGCGCGGCCCAGCCACACGCAGTTGCCAGGCCCGTAGCCCTTGGCGTTGTCGATGCGTTCGATCGTGGCACGGGGGGTCGGCCTGGGGCCCATGTCTGCCAGGAACGCAGCGAAGTCGTCCCAGCGTGGGTCAACGGTGATTTCGCGGCCGCCGTAGCGGGGGTAGTCCTTGGACCTGGGGTTGTTGCAGCGGTTGCGCAGGTTCAGCCAGTAGGTGTACTCCGGAGAGCGCTTCGACTGCCCATGCGAACGGCTGCGTGCTGCGGTGACCTCTCGTCGCAGGCAGCCGCAGGAGCGGATCAGGCCGCCGCGTAGGTGGCTGCTGATGCAGACCTTCTCGTTGCCGCAGTCGCAGCGACAGAGCCAGCGGGCGGCCGTGCCCTTGGCTCTGTGAGCCTGCACGAGGACGACGAGGCGCCCGAAGCGTTGACCGATGAGTGAGATGCGAGCTGACAATGAGAATGCCTGGATCGTTTGACCCAGGCATCGTAGGAGGATTTGACTGGAACCGGCGATGAGAGCTGGGTTTTCGCTAGATGCAGCGGACTGAGAGAGTCGACGGATCGAACTTTACAAGATCTCCGAATTGGATTTCGGTGACGACGCTAAGTGCGTCCTGGAAGAGAAGGTTGCCGCCGGCGTTGGCGTCCCAGAGGGCGGCGTGGCTGGCGAAAGCGCTCGAGCCGTTGACGGCGCTGTTGGTGATGATCACGGTCTGGGCGTTGAGCCGCTCGAAGCCGCCGCCGCCCACCGGGGTCACGGCGGCCAGGTCGGCCTGGGGCAGCTGGATGCGGTTGCTGTTGCCGGTCACCGTGGGGGTGATGTTGGCGGCCGATCCGTCGCCGCCCGGGCTGGCGCTGTGGATGGTGACGAAAAGGCCGGTGGGGGCCTCCGGCATGGTCGTGCCGCGCACCCAGTTCAGGATCTGCGTGGCCAGGTACTGAGAGAACGGCATGGATCCGCGAGAGCCTTCTCTCTCATTCTGGCAGATAGATGAGACAGCCTGGATCAAGTAGCCAGGGCGCCTACCAGGCGACCTTGCCCCAGGCCGGTCCAGTTGAGGTTGGTGATCGTGATGACGTTGTCCCGGGTCACCCCGCGGGTGATCCGGATCTCGTCCATGTAGCCGTTGTAGAACCAGGGCGTGTTGGTGTTGGCGCCGTCGCGCCCGATCGTGAAAGCGCGGCTCGAGATGTCGACCGCGTTGGTGAAGGTGGTGCCATCGACCACGCCGTTGATGGTGTAGCGCCAGACACCGATGGCGTCACGGCTAAGGCGCAGGCGGTTCCAGCGCCCCAGCTGCACGCTGGTCAGGGAGACGCCGCGGAAGGCGCCGTTGATGAACAGGTCCAGCTTCAGCTGGCTGGTGAGCACCCACAGGAAGCCGTCGGGGTAGGAAGCCGCTCCGCCGATCGGATTGGTGGAGTAGAGGACCGCGTTCACCGGCGGCACGGCCAGCGGAAACACGTCCATCTCGATCGTCAGGGCGCCGGTCCCGAAAGAGAAGAACACCGAGCGGCGCTGCGTGTCGCCGCCGGTGGAGCCCAGGGTGAGGTAGGCATTGCTGCCGGCGCTGAACAGCAGGCTCTGGCCGCCCTGGGTGCTCTCGATCGTACTTTTGGAGACGTTGACGCTGTCAACGGCCAGGGCCCGGGGGCTGCTGTCGAGCACGGTGGAACCGGGCTCGTTGCCGCGAATGAAGAGCACGACCCGATCGAAATCTGGGTCGCTGAAGTCCGCCGGCGGCCCGGGGAGCGACATGAAGCCTAGCCGAGGGCCCAGGGCCGACTCGCTGGTGGGGATGTCAGCGACGTGGCCCAGGGTGGTCCAGTTGGCGGCGTCACCCGAGTACTGCAGGGTGAGGCCGGAGACGCCACCGCTGGTCTGCCCGGCCGTGGCCAGGCGTAGGCCGTCGGCAGTGACGGGCTCGCCGGCGTCGAGCTGGATCCAGCTGCCGATCTGCTCCATGCTCGGCCGATCCCAGCTGCAGTTGAGCGTGGTACTGAGGTCCTGGGTGTTGGTGAGCAGGCCGGAACTGGGAAGCGGCAAGCTGGTGACGGTGATCCCGGGCAGGCGGTTGCGGCCCTGGTGTAGGGCGATCTGCGAGAGGGAGAAAGCACCGGAAAAGCCCAGGTAGGGGCGCAGGTCCACCAGACGCCAATAGCGGGCGATGGCCGAGGGCGGACTGCCGAAGGGAGCGACCGGCGGAGTAAAGGCGCCGTCGTAGACAGCGCCGCGCTCGATGCGTACATCATTGAGGCGGCCCTGAAAGTACCACTGGTCGGCGCCATCGGCGAGCCGTGCCCGGCCGATGGTCCAATTCGTGGCGGTGTAATTGGTGACATCGGTCCAGGGGGAGCCCACCGGGCTGCCGTTCATGTAGAGGGTGGTGACCCCCGAGCGGCGCACGACGGCGATGTGGTAGCGGACGCCGGCGACCGTCGGCTCACCCAGGATCCGGATGGCGCCGCCGACGTAGAGGCAGAGCTGGCGGCCGGTGGCAACGCGGTTGACGCGCAGGCAGAACTGGGATTCAGGCTCAGCGGTGCGGGCGTCGAGCAGGGCCTGAAAGAACTCGGGGTCCCGCCCCTCTCCGGTGCGGGTGGCCCAGAGGGTGACCGTGAAGTCGCCAGTCCCCAGGGCCAGTGACGGGCTGGAAGGCACCTCCATCCAGTCGCCGAAGGCGTCGAAGGTGGCCTGGCTTCCGCCCCACTTGCCGCCGGGGATCTGGGTGACGTTGCCGAAGGGGATGATCAAATGGTCGTAGGGGCCGCTGTCGCGAAAGACGTTGTCGTTGCCGTTCATCCGGGCGAACAGCAGCAGGTTGTTGAAGCGCAGATCGGTCGTCGCCGGACCTGACTCGGCGGGCTCGTTGCCGGCCGGTAGGCTCAGCGGCGGGCCGAAAGGGGTGTACTGGATCGGGGCGTTGCGGGGCTGGAAGTTGCGGTGGTAGCGGGCGACGCCGCGGGTGACGCGGATGTCGGCCATGAAGCCGGCGAAGGGTGATGGGACGTTCGGAGGCTCGCCCGGGCCCCGTCCGATGAGCAGTGCGCCGGCGGTCAGATCCAGATCGAAGCGCCAGCCGTAGGGATCGACCTGGCCGTTGATATAGAGGCGCCAGATCTGATCCTCCCTGGAGAGAGCGACGTGGGTCCAGGCGTTGGCCGGAACAACGCGGGAGCGGACCGAGAGGGGCACTGGGTTGTCGGTGGCGAACGGGCTGGCATTGCGGTAGCCGTTGTTGACCCACAACAGCAGGGCACCGCCCGAGTTGACGTCCAGGCGAAAACTGTTGGGGTGGGCAGAAGCGTCAATCGTCCGGCTGTTGCTGAACAGCGTGCGCGTATTCCCTGTCGGTAGCCGGTAGATCCAGGCCTCGATCGTGAAGGATTCGCGGCCGAAGCGGAAACCGGGCGAGGGCTCATAGGCGATGGCGTCCTCCACGCCATCGAAGGCGATGGAGGTGCGCTCGAAGAAACCACCGATGTCCGGAAAGCGGGCCTGGGCGATGGAGTACTTGACGTTGCCCAGGGGGATCGCCTGATGAGAGAAGGCGGAGTAATCAACGAAGAATGGAGTGTCCGGGTATCCGGATCCCGGCAAGTGCAGGCTGACGAAAGAGCGCAGCGAGTCAGGCTCTTGGACCGGGACGGGCTTGCTGCGGAAGCGGGGGAAGCCGCTGGTGACGCCGCGGCGCACGGGGCTGGACCCGTATTCGAAGGTGAGCGCCAGGCTGGCGTCGAGGAAGATCGGATCCCAGGAGGGCGCGTCGGTGGTCGCCGTGGCTTCCGGGCTGCGAAATGAGATCGGCTCGACTCCTGCCAGGAGAACGTCAAAGTTCAGGGCCAGCACGGGCGGGTCGACATCCCAGGCGTTGGCAATGCGTTCGTCGACACCAGCAGTGATTGCATAGCCGCCGCCGGAGACGGTCGTGGGTGCCATGTCCAGCTCATGACCGACGCAAAGGACGCCTAGGCCAGGGCTGACGCCGACGGCCGAAGTGGCAAAGACCACCCAGTTGTCCTCGACCTTGAACCAGGGCCCTGGCCGGCGGGTGGAGTTCTGGTCCGTGCGACCCGGGACGCCGTGGGCAATGACGTGCCGATAGGAAATGTTGCCCTCGTAATCCCTGGAGTTGATATAGGAGGAGGAGGTCACGAAGCCGCCACCGATGTGGATGGTGTCATCGGCATCGACGACCAAGGACAAGTTGCTGGTGTTCTGATCGAATTGGGTTCTGGCCATCCGCTCCCGTAACGTGAAGTCCGCGTTCAGTCGCAGCCAGCCCTGCTCGCCATCTCCGGTGAGGGTGATCGAGCCGTCGCCGTGGAGGGCGATCGGCCCCCCAAAGGCGGTGCCGCTGCCGTCGGTGTACTTGTGGAGCAGCGAAGGCGACAGAAAGTCCGAGTCGCATTCAACGACCCAGGTGTAACCGGGCGCGGCGTTGAACTTGGCGCCAGAGAGGATCAGGCGGCCATCAGGCCTGATTCGGGGGCCGTTGCGTCTGACAAAAGAGTTAAGGCTCAAACCAGAGTTCAGCGTGCCACCGGCCAGTCCGCGAATGCTGATGACATTGCCGTTGCTGGGGTTGACAGAGATATAGCAATGCTCGAAGGCTCCTTGCTGGCAGGTGAAGATCAGCCGGTCACGGCCGGGGTGGTAGGTGACATCGACGCAGCTGCCGATGTCATTGCTGAAGGTGTTGGACTGAACGAAGAAGTCAGCCTGAATGTTGCGCTTCCAGGCGATGGTCCCATCGGAGCGGACCCGGATGACGTAGAGGCCTCGTGGGTTGTTGTTGCCCTCTCCCACAAAGGGGATCAGGAAGTGGTTTCGGAACATCACCATGTCCTCGGAGTTCGGCAGCCCGGCGCACTGCCAGCCGCCGGTGTCGCCGGGGTCGACGAAGATGTGGGACAGGCGGCTCCAGAGCACCTGGCCCGACGGGGAGCGAAAGACGATGGCCAGTAGTCGCTGGGAAGAAGGTGCCCCAGCCGGCAGGAAGTAGAACGTGTGGTACGTGTAATTGCTCGGCGTCAGGCAGATGCTGCTCCGGGGCTCAGGAGCCCCGGAGGAGACCTCGGTCGGCGTCGCCAGCCGGGACACCCACATGCGGGGGCCCAGGGCGTTGGAGATCAGGGTCGAAGCCCCGAAGCCGCCGCGGCCAACAAGGAAGCCGCCAGCCAGGCTGCGCAGGGGCTCGCGGATCGAGGGAGTGCCGGTGAGTCCGCCGCGGCCGGTAAGAAAGCCGCTGCCCAGGGGCCTGTCGCGTCGGCCGGCGAACAGGCCCGAGCCTGGGGCCCGCAGCTGCCCCAAGCCGGTGAGGTTGCCTTCAAGTTTGGCGACGGCGACCCGCAGACGCGAGCGACCCATGCCCAGGCCGCCACGGCCGATCAGGGCAACCTGCAACCGGGTGGTGGGACTGACCCGCAGGGTCAGTCCGAACGGGGTCGCCTGCCACTGGGAGCAAGAGACGACGACGGCGTACTTCCCGGGAGGGAAGGGGATCAGCGACTCGTCGGGGCTGATCGTGTTGACAATGTCGACGCCGCGGGCGTTGCCTCGCTCGTCCAGGCCGATGCTGCCGGTCTCCGAGCGCAGGCCGACGGAGACGAAGCGCTGGGTCCACTTGTTGCCGGTGACGGTCTGGACCTGGATGGCGCCAGGGACCAGTAACTCGAAGGAAAAGAACAGGGACTGGGTGCCGGCTTCGGCGCCGATGAAGCCGGACAGGTGGGCCTTGATGTCGGTGATCGCCCCGAGGTCCTTGCTGTCGCGCAGCGAATCGAAGCGGACGAACTCAGGCCGGTTGAACGAGGGGGCACCGCCCGCCGGCTGGATCGACATGGTCCCCTGTGCGCCTGGGCGATCGGGCCATTCTGGCAGCGCCACAGCGGGCGCCTTGCATCAGGTGGCACTCAAGGCGGCGATCAGCCGGCCATGGCCGGTGGCGTAGACCAAGGGGAACTCGTTCGGCGGACGGGCGTTGAGCCAGGGGCGCCCCAGGGATCCGCGGCCCGTGAGCCGGCTGGCGGGGATGTTGAGCTGGCTGCGCTGCAGGCTGGCGCGGCTGGCCATGCGAACCAGCAGCAGGCGCCGCACCCGGGTCAGATCGGGATCGGTGTCGAGGACCATGCTCAGGCTTCCCCTGCCGCGCAGGCGGCCGCGAGGGCCCCAGGCGGCGTTGGCCTGCAGCCCGCCTCGCCCCCGCAGGCTCATGCGCAACCGGCGGGTCTGCTGGGCAAAGAGCACCCCCAGGGCCAGGCTGCCCCGGCCGGCCAGTGGACGGGGGATACCTGGATTGAGGCTGCCAGTGGGGCGCTTGGTGGGCGGGGCGGTGGAGAGGTCCTCCTCGCTAAAGCCCAGCAGCTGCAGCCGCTGGCGGCAGTAGGTGCCGTTATTCCAGTCGTAGGCCAGCAGGACGCCAGGGCTGTCGGCGCGGAACAGGCGGTCGGCCGGCAGGGCCAGGCCCTGGACCGCCAATAGCCAGCGGGGGTCAGCCGCGCTGACGGCGGTGTCGGTACGAGCCGGCAAGGGGCCATTCCAGCGGCCGTAGCGCAGCAGCTGCTCGCCCTGGGAGACGAACGCGGCTGCGGCAGTGCCATTGAGCCGGTAGGCCCCATCTTGCAGCCAGGGGCTCAGCACCGGCAGTCCGTCGGGGCGGTCGGGCAGGTTGGCAACGACAAAGCCGGTGGCCTTGGGGTCGTAGTCGGCCTTGGCCGCGATCGCCGGGAAGTCGGCCAGGGTGGTGTAGGCCGCGGCCGAGCCCATGGAGGCGTCGGCAGCCAGCAGGCGGGTCATGCCGTAGCTGAGCAGCAGGCCGGCGGAGCGCTCGGCCGGCTCGGCCCCGAAGACCACATCGGCCGGCGCCGGCGGCCGACGCTCGGCGATGAAGGTCGGAAACAGGATCTGCAGGGGCGGCAGAGCGAGCGCCGGGCCCGGCACCCGGATGCCGCGCTCCACCAACTGCTGCTCCAGCGGCGGCAGGGCCCGCTCGATCTGGACGAGCAGGGCGGAAGGGACGGCCTGCAGGCGGCGGATCAGCAGGCCGTCGGTGACGAAGGCACTGATGCGCCGGCGATGGAACCAGGAGCGCCGCAGATTGCGCACCACCAGCCGGGGGGAGAGCGGCAGGCTGTCGTCGAGGTCGCGGATAACGTCGTTGTTCCAGGCCAGCACCTCCTCCAGGTGCAGCACCAGGCAGCGAGCCCCTTCGATCGGCAGGGGTAGCAGCACCTCGCGGCGGTAAAGGCCGTTGGTCAGGTCCAGGTAGGGCACCCCGGGGGTGTCCGGGGAGACCTGGGCACGGAGGACGGACTGCAGGACGCCCAGCTCGGGGTAGGCCCCGTAGATGTCGAAGGCACGCTCGGAGAAGATGACCCGCCGGCCGGGATTGGCGCGGAAGTCCGGCAGGGCCAGGTCGGTGGGAATGTAGCCGGGCAGGGTGTCGCTCAGGGGCAGGGCGACCCAACTCAGGCCGGTGGCGGCGCCCAGGCGCAGGCGGCCGTCGGGGCCGGTGCGACGGCTGAACCAGACATGGCCCAGGCCGACCGGCGGTGGCGCTTCGTAGGAGGGAATGCTCTGCAGGCCGGCCCGGTGGCCGCCGACGCCGACCAGCCGGCAGACCAGGGAGGCGGAAGGCTGCAGCGAGGCCTGCAGACCGCCCCGGCCGGCCAGGAAGGCCTCGGGGCGCAGGACGGACAGCCGACGCCCCAGGTGCCCACGGCCAGCCAGAGCCAGGCGCGGGGCCTCAAGCGCGAACGTGTGCAACTCCAGAGCAAAAGGCGCTTCCTGCCACTGGCTGGTGGTGATGACGACGCGGTAGGTGCCGGGCGGGAGGCGCCGGCGGGACTCGTCGGCGGCGGTGTTGGCGGCATCGACGAAGACCGCCCGACCGTCGTCGGCCAGGGGGAAGCGATCGCCGTTGGCGGACTGCAGGGCCGCCTCGATGAAGCGGTCAGTGAATGGTTGCTGCGGCAGCAGGCGCAGGAAAACGCTGGCCGGCCGGGGCAGGTAAAAGAGCAGCAGCAGGGTGGCGGCGCCGGCGCTCTCGCCGATCACGCCCGCGTGGACGCTGAACTGGGTGGTCAGCGGGCCCAGATCCCGCCAGGGCCGGCCCGCCCCCTGCTGGGCCATCGGCGGCGCGGGCGGCGTCACAGCCCAGCGTAGAAGGTGCGGGAACCTGGGGCCTGGGGCCGCAACCGGTAGGCCATGCTGCGGTGCACCAGGGGCCGGATGCGATGGACCAGGGTGTCGGTCTCCCACTGGTCCCAGGCGAAGACGCCCTGGCGGCGCGAGCCGGCGGCGATGCGCCCGGGAGTCCCCAGGCCCTCCAGCCAGCCAAGCAGTTCAGCGTGACTGGGGGCGGGTCCATGCAGGCGCAGGCGGGCGCTTTCGGGGGCGCGCACCCCTTCATCGAGCCAGGCGGCCGCCAGGCCGGGGAGCCCCGCGGCCTCCAGGGCTGCCATGGTGATCCGGCGCTGGTCACGGGGGTAGAGCAGGCTGTAGGCGCCCCAGAGCTCCGGGCATGTGAACTCGGCGGTCAGGTCGTCATAGACCGCATCGCTCTCCAGCCGGTTCCAGCGGACCTTGAGGGTATTGGGGTGGGGGTGCAGGCGCCGCAAAGTCCGCACCTGGTGGTCCAGGTAGGTCCTCTCCAGCTCGGAGCGGCGCAGCATCAGCCAGAGGCGGGAGCGCTGCCCCCGCAGTTCGAGGCTGCCGCGGCGCCCCAGGCAGTAGCAGATCACGCGGGTCGCAAACGGGATCGCGGTCATTGAGGAGCTGCAGGAAAAGGTGCCGGCGGGTGATCGGGCTGTAGTCGAGGAGTTGCTCGGCCGCCTTGGCGGCGTTGGCCGGATCGAGCAGCAGGGCCAGGCGCCGGCTGCGCAGGCGGGCCCGGCAGGAGATGCCCAGGATGGTCTGCATCCACTGGGCCAGCAGGACGGCTTCTTCGGCGCTGCGGGCGACGCCGCGGAGCTCGAAGCCGCGGGGCGTGCGGCGGCCGTGGTCGCTGAACAGCCAGGCGATGGCCCGGGCGCCGCAGAGCTCCAGGCAGGCCGAGGAGATGCGGCGCTCGCCGCGGGGCACGAAGAGGTTGTAGAGGGGGCGCAGGCGGTCGCTGGTGATCTTGAAGCGCAGGGCCGGCGGCACCGCGTACTTCTGCCTGAGGCGGGCGCGGGTCTGGGTGATGCGGGCGGATGTCGGGAAAAACCGCTGGATTTCTTCGACCTTCTCGTGGAAATAGGCGGCCTGGGCCTGGGGGCCGCTCCAGACGATCTCGATGTAACTGGCCGTGGGACGGCGCAGGAGGTGAAAGCTGCCACTGGAGACAAGCACGGAGGACAGGCCGCGAGCCTGGTCTGGCGTCATTCAGAGTTTTCCCGATTCACGAGTCCTACAGTAAGACACGTCATGCGACACGGGAGACACCCCGACCATGTGGATCGACAACGACTTTCCCAAGCTGCTCGGGGTTGAGCTTCACCGCCCCCACCCCAGCTATATCGTCGAGACGGTTTCCGCGCCCCTGGTGGTGTGGGACTGGGGCAAATCGCCCGGCCAGACGGTGCAACTGGACCGGTACCGCTTCTGGGGGAACCCCGGAACCAAGGATTCCCGTGAGCGCACCGCCGACCAGACTCTTGGCACGGCGTCCTCTCGGAATATCGTCAAGGACAAGGTGCTGGTGTCGCTCAAGGAGTACACCGGCCCTGCCGACCCGATCGATCCTTCGGCCCCTTCGACCTTCAAGGTGAGCCGCGAAACGCTGCTCACCGGTCAGCGCCTGCTGCTCGATTACGGGAACATCCAGATGTTCCACCAGAGCATCGGTTCGATGACGATGCTCGACGACTACCGGCGCTGGAAGGACCGGGTCTTCTCCGACGAACTGTTCAAGGCCGAATCCAACGGACCCGCCTCTTCCACTCGCGGTGGCTATTACTACCCCGGGGCCAAGGTCCGCGCCGGCAGTGCGCCCTTCCTCACCTACGCCGGCACCGGCGCCGACACCGGCAAGTTCTCGGTGAAGAACGATCTGCTGCCCGTTGTCAAGGACATGGGTGAGCGAAATGTGCCGCGCTTTGATGGCGGCTTCTACCGCTGCATCTACGCCCCCACCGCGGGCATGCACCTGCGCCAGGACCCGGACTTCCGTGAAATTGCCCGCTACCCGGGCAACGGGATGATTGATCCGATGAACCCGGCGATGCACCCCAACGCCCACAACTTTCTGGGCATGGGGCCCGCCTACGGCCAGGCCGGCTCGATCAACGGCCAGCACACCGCTCCCACCGGCTTCCTGTTCGAGGGTGTCCGCTGGTTCGAGTCCACCAATCTGGCGGCCAAGAGCCTGCAGGTGACCATCACCAGCGCCAGCATCACCAACGCGGTGACCCCCTCGGCGCCGCTACTGTTCTTCGGGCCGCAGTCGGTTGGTGTTGGCATCGGCGGTAAAGATGCCCAGATTCTTCTCAGCAATGACGACGACTTTGGGCGCTTTATTATTATGGTGTGGAGTCTTTTCGGTGGCTTCGAGCTGCTGAACCGTGATTTTGTCACGGTGGCCTACTCCTTCGCCTACTGAGCCCTCCTGCTGAATCACCACCCACCCACGTAGGAGACTTCCACGTCCATGACCAAGCCCATCTACCCCGGCAACTTCATCAACCGGCTGTCGGGTTACCAGAACCAGTCCGTCATCGCCCTGCCCGGCCGGCGCTACTTTTCGGTCGTCGGCTACGCCTTGATCGGCGCCGTCGGCGCCAACAGCTGGTCGATCACCATTCCCAGCCCCGACCTGCGGCCCGACGACAAGCCCCGCCCTGACCGGGTGGGTCTGACCATCCCCGCCGGCGCCAACCTCTACTCGATCGGCTTCCGCATCCCGGACATGCGCCGGGATCGGTCGGTCGGCACCGCCACCAGCGGCCTGGTCGGCACCAACACCAACCGGCTCAAGCTGGCAGACGCTGTCGCCAACGACAACACCATCACCGCCGCCAACGTGGCCACCTCTTCGGCGGCGGCCCCGGTGGCCAGCACCACCATCACCCCCCGGGCGGTGCGTCAGAGCCTGATCACTTCCGTCGCCCTTTCGGGCGCCGAGACCCTGACCCTGATGACCACCGACAGCACCGGCACCGCCGCCGGCAGCAACCTCACCTCGGATCAACCCGGTGGCACCCCGATCATTGTGGAGGCTCACTGGTTCACCGATGACGAGGTGGCCGGCCTGGAGGACGTGCGCCTGCCCTTCCGGGTTGAGAACTGAGTCTTGCGGCAAGGTTCGTAGGATGGGGGCACTCGGGCAGCCGGGTGCCCCCTTTTCATGTCTGCCGTCATGACCCTCGTCAAGGACACCAAGACCGGCCAGGTGGTCGAGTTCATCAGCCACCACGACGTCGACTTCGCCATGGTCCGGCGCAACGACGGCCAGGTCTACTACCCCCAGCTGAGCCAGCTGGTGTTCTTCGAGCCCGGCGCCGGCGCCAGCACCGACGGCCCCCAGCCGCAGCGCACGGCGGCCCAGGAGGCCGAAGAATCCGCGCCGGTCTCCAACATCCCGCCGGAAACACGGATGAATCTCAACGCCGTCACCCCCCTGCAGCTGGTGGCCCTCAAGGGCATCGGCTACGCCACCGCCAAGAAGATCGTCGAGCTGCGCAGCTCGCTCCCCGGCGAGCGCTTCAAGAGCCTCGATCAACTGCGTGGCATCGAGCGCGTCAACTGGGACGAGGTCTTCGCCGAGGATCAGTTCTTCGTGGGTTGAGACCTAGACTGGTCTCGCACCCAATGCGGGGCCGGTGGAGCTTTCGACGCACGACAAGAGCCGTTGCCGGTTTCACCTGGGCATGAACGCCGGCGGGCAGGTTCCCGCTGGAGATCTGGCGCGCTTGGAGGAAGCCATGGCGCGCATCCCGGATTCGCACTGGTACGGCCGCGTGATTGAGCACCTCGATCGCTGTGACCGGGCCTGGGCGAACTCGGAGGTCTACGGCAGCCCCGACGGCCCCCGGCCATCGCGGATCGAGCGGTTCACCGGTGACACGGAGCGGGCGATCTTCCAGTCTGATCCGATCAAGGCCGACCAGATCGGCCGTGAGATCTACCTCCGCGAGGTGGACCGGTTGGCCGAAAGCCTCTACGTGGCGAACTACCGCCGCGACGAGGTGCGCCGCTGGGCTTTCGCGGCCAGTGGCGCCGAGTTCATCAATGCCCTGCCCGGCCCGGCCGACACCTCGGTGGTGGACCGGGTCACCCATCACACCGGAACCTTGAACTGGCGCTGACCATGACCTTCTCCAACCAGCGCGGCGAGAGCATGCGCGGCTACTCCGTTCCGATGCCGTCCCTGAGCAGTCCCAACGCCACGGGCGGCCGGGGAGGCAGCGCCAACCAGCGCGGCGAGAGCATGCGCGGTTTCGGGCTTTCGATGCCACGCTTCCGGCTCCCCTCGCCCGGCACAGTGAGCGGTGGCAGTCGTGGGGCCCAGCCCGGCTCCGCGCCTGTGTCCCGGGCCGCCAGTCTCCCGGCCGGCTACGCCCACCAGGAAAGGTTGATGGCCCAGCAGGCTAGCAACAGCCGGATCACCGGTGCGGCCCGGGCCGCGGCTCCAGCCCTGCCGCCGATGCACCCTGCTGCCACGGTGCCCACCTACAGCCGGCCTGCCCCAGCGGCCAGCCTGGATCAGGACTACCGGGTGCCCGCCGGCGCGGCGCCCCTGCCGGTGGCGGCCCCTGCGGCGCCGCAGAACAGCACGGCCTCGCGGGCCAATGCGGTGCTGGCGCCGATCGGCGCTTCCCGCAACGAGGGTCTGGTGCAGGCGGCCGGCAATGCCGGCCTGCGCCTGATCGATCCCGGGGCGGCGGCGATGTTCCAGGGCAGCAGCGTCCTGCCCAGCCTGGGGAAAGGTACCGCCCGGCGCATGCTCTCGGAGTTCGGTGCCAGCAACCCGGCCCTGAGCGCTGCTTCGGCGATCGACGCCAGTGGCGTGAACGCCGCGGCGGCACTGTCCCCCGAGACACTGCAGGCCGCCGCCGCCGGCTTCCAGCAGCCCCCAGCCGGTGATCGCTTCGCCCACCTGCGGCCCGACATTGCCGCGTGGGCCCGGCATCACCAGAACGCCCCCAAGGGGTTGGACGGCAAGAACATCGTCGACCGGTTCATGGAGAAGCAGACTGCACCGATTACCCTCAGCGGGCCATCCACGATCGGCTTCGCCGATGGCCGCCAGGTCACGGGCCCGCTGCCGGAGGGCGCGCCGATGTCTTTTCCTGCGTCCACGGTAGGGAATCCGGCTCGCTCCTTCATTGACCTGGATCGCAGCCCGGGGATGCAGAACCAGACCATGGACCTGTTCGGCGCCGGCCCCCTGTCCACCACCGGCACGGGGATCGGCTTGTCGGCCGAGCAGCAGTCCCAGTTGATCAGCACGCCGCCCCCGTCCGCCCAAACGCAGATGGTGCAGACCGCCTTTAACCCGGCCACCGACCTGGTGGACCAGGTGCAGATGTTGCGGGAGATGTACCGCAACAACTCCCGCCCCGCCCCCGGCACCGCCGGCCCACGCCCCTGAGCTGACCCATGGCTTCCACCTCCACCAACAAGCAGCCGCTGCTGATCGATCGGCCCCTCTTCGAGGTGGCCAGCGTCGGCGAGGCGGCAGCCCTGAGCACGCCGGGCAACCTGCGCAGCCTGGTGCCGGCCGGCCTCAAGCCGCTGGCCGACAGTGGCCACGACGGCTGCTGCATCGACAGCATCACCGCCATTGCCCCGGAGGTGAGCATCACCCCTAGCCGGATCCTGGTGGTGGCCAGCCGCCAGTCGACGGCGGCGACGCTGAACGCCTTCAACGCCTGGCCGGTGGCCCACGCCCCCTTCCTGTCAGCGGAGCTGGGCCAGCGCACCAACCTGCCCCTGCTGCCTCTGCTGGCGCCGGTGCCGAACCTGGCCTCACCGGCGGCCACGGTGGCGGCCTACCCGGGTGAACTGGACAAGAAGACCACTGGCCTGCTGCTCTCCGGTGGCTGGTACCTCTACGCCGGGGTGGACGTGATCCTGCAGTCCGGCGTCGGCCCCTCCCAGGCCATCGTCGTCATTCAGGGCGGGTACTACTGATCCGGTGGCCCGGGGCAAGGGCTACGGCGCCGGCTTTGGGTTCCCGCGCCCCCGCGGCGGCGACGACGTCTCCCGTCCGACGGCCACCAAGACCAAGGGTCTCTACGGGGAGCCGAACCAGTCCGGCGGCATCCGCGTCCCGACCCTGATCGAGAGTTACGAACGGGACTCCGACTACCGCCGCTGGGAGGCGGGGATGCAGCTGTGGTTCGGTGAGGGCAAGGCCTGGCTGGACCAGCAGGCGGCGTTCTACGCCCAGCTCAAGACCCCGCCGGTGGGCGGGGCGACGCCGCTGGTGGTGCAGGTCTTCGCCAGCTTGAAGTCCCCCGAATCGGCTTGGCAGACGACGATGCGCCCCCGCGGGGCGATCCTGATGCCGACGCCGATCCGCCCGGGGCAGCTGACCCTGGAGCGCGACAGCGCCGACCTGTCCCAGCATCGACTGGTCTACGACGTGCGCGATGCCCTGGACCGGGATCGCCTGGCAGTGTGGCGTTCCTTCATCGGCGACCAGTTCGAAGACTCCGCTCGTGGCTCGATCTACCCCAGCGACCTGCTCGAGCAGGCCCTGGGGGCCGTGGCCCTCACCCTGGTGGAGGTGGACGTGGCCCGCCAGCGACTGGCGTTCGATCTATCGCGACCCTTTGTGCGCCACGTTTCGGGACCCCAGACCTACTGGCGACGCATCGGCTACAGCCCCCAGGCGCCGGTGTTCTGGCTGGCGGACGGCAGCCGGCACCTGTGCTCCTCGGCACGCTTCGAGTGCAGCTGCCCGGACTACCAGGGTCGGGCCATTGCCAACCTGCAAGACACGGATGGGGCGGTGCGGGAGCGGTTCCCGGTGGAGAGCGCCGGCCGCGGTGTCCAGATCCCGTGGGAGCGGGACGCCATCGGCTACGCCAAGAAGTGGCGGGACCTGGACCGACGCATGGACCGCCGGCGGGAGTGCAAGCACGTCCACGCCATGCGCTGGCAGGCCGGGGTGCCCTACTACGAACCCAGCGACTACCCGTCCCTGGGCGACCGGGGCTGGGTGGACGACCGCTCACTGCTGGATCGGGCCTACAGCTTCCGGGAGTTGGGCCAGTTCCTGGCGAAGCAGATGATCGGCTTCGACCGATTGCTGCTGGGGGTGGCCCCCTCGATCGGCCTGGATCTCGATCCCACCGGCGAGCTGCGGGGCGGGGCGCCCACCTTCCGGCCGGTGAACCAGCCGATCCTGTGGAACGACACCAACGAGCCGCCCTACGCCTGGTGCCGGCAGAACGATTGGTGGTCGCCGCGGGGCACTCAGCGGGTGCTGTTATTCGATCCCCCCTCCGGCGGCTTCGTCGAGGAGCTGGACGGCGAGCCAATCCTCAAGCCGGTGCCGGTGCTGGGCCTGGGCGAGGATGGACCGATCTTGCCGGGCCAGCGACAGCCGCGCATGGGTCTGGCGCTGGTGAGCAGGGGCGGGCTGCTGCTGCGGCTGCGGGTGTTTACCCGGCCCCGGGGACGCCTGGCGGGCAGCGGCAGTCTGGGTGCTTCGCGCCTGGTCATGGACAGCAATCTGCTGGGCGCCCTGGAGGGCCGCGGCGGGCTGGGCCTGGGGACGCTCTATGCCGCGCCGGTCGCTGACCTGCTGGGCGCCCTGGGCGGTCGCGGGCAGCTGGTGGGATCGACACTGGCCTCGACCGCCACGCGGCTGCCGATTGGTGTCCTGACAGGTGCTGGCAGCCTGGCAGGGAACCTGCAGGTGCCGCCGCAGCGCAACCTCGAAGTCGTGCTCGCTGGGGCGGGCAGCCTGCGGGCCACGCTGACCTCCAAGCCGCGCCGGGACTACTTCGCCGACTGGGTCATCCAGCGCTACGGGACCGAGGAACTGGGTCTCATAGAGTGGTGGGGGAGCTGAGTCTTGCATGGCGTCGCCAAACCTCAGGGACCCTGCGCTCGTCACCGGTGAGACGATTGGCTACGCCGTGACCACCATCCTGGCTGAGGTGCTGGCCAACCCGGCCGCCAGCGGCAAAGTGTTGCGGATCAACGCCGCCTACTGCGCCAACGTCGACGGCATTCAGGCTGCCGAGATCACCTTCCTCTGGCGCCGTGGCGGCGCGGACACGCGACTGGCCTACGAGCTGGTGGTGCCGGCCAAGGCGACCCAGGTGCTCCTCGCCCGTGAGGCCTATGTCTACCTGAAGGAAGGGGACAGCTTCTGGGCCCGTGCCAGTACAGCGGGCGACCTGGAGCTGACCATCAGCTACGAGGACATCAGCTGATGTTGGGATTCAACGGAGGCCTGATTGGGGTGCGCAGGACACCGTCAACGGCCGGAGCTGCGGGTTTGTGGCTACCAAGCGAGCAATCCCTTGCGCAAGGGGCAGACGCCTGGCCGAAACTGTTCCCCAGTCCCTCAAGCGTCGTTTATTCCCAGTCCTCGGTTTATCCTGGTACGACGCCAATCAGCAATGCCCTGATGACGGATGGCATCGCCACCAACACAGGCGCTGCGACGAGTAGCGGGGACGGTCAGTTCTTCATGCTTGACCTCGGGGCGCCATTCGCCGTTGGCTCGACCATCATCGGAACGGGTACTCCAAGTATCCCGGGGGGCTGGAGTAGGGCGTACACAGAAGAAAGGTTCATCTCTTATTCCATTGACGGGACGAACTGGTTTAATGCGTTCTATACGGATACATTTTCGGCAGACGGAATCTACACGCTGCCCACTGTTTTCACTGGGAGATTTGTCAGGGTCGTAGATCCTGCCAACAGCTGGATTGCGCTGACCGAGTTCGGCTGCAACCCCGCGACTGCCGCCGAAGCGGCAGTCCTGACCGAAGACCCCTACTTCGGTAGCGTCACCCTGTTGCTGCACCTGGACGGAGCCGATGGCAGTCTGACGTTCACCGACAGCAGCGTCTACGGAAGGAGTGTCTCCAGGACTGGAAATACTCGGATCAGCACTGATCGGGGCGTATTCAGCGACTCCAGCGCCTTCTTCGACGGATCCGGCGGCTTGCTGACGATGCCGAGCGCGCCGCAACTGGTGATACCGGCGAGCATGGACTTCACTGTTGAAGCTCAGGTCTACTCCCGGTCAACAGCCGATCAGATTATCGGAGGCAGTGCAACCCAAAACGTCCAGGTCTTTCGCCTGAACGAAAGCGGACCAGGCACTCTGTCGTTTTACCTTAATGGGTTGTATGTGTTCAGCCCTACGGCCGCAGGGATCATTACCAATGCGTGGATGCACCTGGCAATCAGTAGGGTTGCAAACACCACCAGGATGTTTGTCAACGGAGTCCAGATTGGCGCTGCCAACACATCCTGGATTGGCTCTTTCGATCTGTCGCGTTGGGGCAGCATGTTTGGTAATCACTTTAATGGTTACCTCGACGAAGTTCGAGTTACCCGGGGCATCGGTCGCTACACCGAAAACTTCACTCCACCTGCGGCGAAGTTCCCGGGGCTATAGAGGCGGAGATTCTGCCCGGCCGCTAGGCCTGCAGACTTTCCCCAGCCAACTGATCAGGCGAGCTCGCTTACGGCCGGGGCGAAGGGCGTCAGGGCGCAGCGCAAAGGCCGGGCAGCGGTCGCTTCGCACTGGCCATGGGGTTCGACCCCGAGTGATCACTTGAAACCTTGCGACTTGGTCTTGCCGTTCACTCCGCCGGTGCTGCCGTTCCCCGCCCCGCTCTGAACTCCGGGCAGTGGCCGGTGCTCAGGTTGATCGGTGGGTTGGCGTGGCTGATCCACTGCTCCCGGCCGCCCTCATCGAGCAACCTGCAAGCGGGCCAGGTTTTGCGGGCGCAGGCCTGGCAGGTGGGATGAGTGGTGCCGGTGCAGAGGGTGTCGATCATGCGAACCCCTGCGGCCTGATGGCGACGGGCCGTGAACGCACAGGACGCGGCTGCTGGAAGGCGCGCCCTGGGAAGCAGTCCTCGAAGGCGCGCTGCAGGCGCCAGTTGAGGCGCTCTTCGTGAAAGGTGCAGATGGCCTTGAGCTCGGCCTCTTCGGGGGTGGGAGGGTTGACCAGGCCTTGGGCGGCCTTGAAGTCGGCAATCCGCTCGCTGTCGAGCTGCATGTCAGCGTGCTCCATCGTGCTTGGTGAAGGGCTTGTTGTCAGGGCTGAGGAAGCGGTCGTCTTTGCCCCAGCCGTGACGCTGATAGGCCATCAGGAAGAACAGGCAGCAGCCGGCGTGGGCCAGGTGGCTGAAGCCGGTCTCCGGGTCCCTGTCCTCGCCGCGCCACCAGGCGAAGGCATGCCGCAGCAGAGCTGCGAAGTAGCGACCCCATCTGGCGCCGCGGGCCCAGTTGTTGGCCTCGTACTTCGCGGCCCCGAAGGTGAGCACCTCGGCGATCTCCTCGACGCACTCATAGGGAACCAGCTCCAGGCGGGGCTTGGTGGCCGATTCGGCGCTCTTGCGGCACTCGCCTTCGGGTTCATCGAAGAGCCAGTCAATGGCCCCATCACTCGCCAAGGGAGCCACCTCAGCCCCCTCGGCGTACCAGGCGTCGGACAGCACCTTGGGCACCCAGCCCGGGGGCTCGCACCTGCCCGGCTGCCAGTGCTGCCCCTGGGTCAGGAAAACGAGCCTCCCAGTGGCTGGGTGCCACCGGAAGGGTACGGCGTCCTCATACCTGCTGAGCATCTCCGCCAGCGTGAGTTGCTTGCCCAGCGCAATCTCCATCTCCCGGTGCACCTGCTCGCCGCGGCGGAGGGCTTCGGCTGCAACCTTGCTGCGACCCCGCTCCAGCGCCTCCTGGGCCTGGTCCTGGATCTCGGCGAGTGTGGGGTGCGTGGGGTGCGTGGGGTGCGTGGGGCGTTCAGCGTCAGCCAAAGGTGTCGCAAGCTGGTTCCAGTAGTATGCAAGACGTGCCGCCCGGTTGTCCATGCTCACCGAGAGGCGCCGGCGGGCCCAGGCGGCGATGGTGGTGGCCTCGCGGGCCTTCCTGCAGCGGCTGGCCGATCCGGCTGAATCGCGTCACCTGTCGCTGGAGCTGAGGGTGGCGGCCCGCACGATGCTGCGCAACTACCCCAGCACCGAGGTGCTGCGCCAGATCGTCGAGACGGGCATGGGGCTCAGTCTGGACCCGCGGCCGGAGGCGGATGAATCTTGTCAGTAGACTCGTGAGACAGCACCTGGATCGGTCATGTACCCCGAGCTCAAGACGGCCGTGGTAGCGGGAGCCTTGGGGGCCTTCGGGGCGGGGGCGGCTGACATGGCCGCCCACGACGCCATGGATCGCTCGGCCGGCTCGTTGCAGGAGCTGCGGGATTACACCGCCAGTGTTGACCCGCAAGTGATGCGTGTGGCTTTGGCCACTGTCGATCGGGTCAAGGACCCCAGGGCCCGCCAGATGGTGATGGGCGCGCTGATGGGCGCACCCCCGGACCAGGTGCTGGCAGCTGTACCCGGGGCACCCAAGGAGTTCAAGGACATCGTCAAGATCGCCCACGAGGCCAGCCAGGCGGCTCCGGAGCTGGCCCGGGGAGCGGCCGACATCGGCATGCGGATGAATGCTTTCGATGCGGAGGCTGGCGCTCGCGGTCATGACATCTCCCAGGTGGCCCCCGCCTTGGAGGCCGGGGCCGGCGAAAGTTCACTGCCGAAAATCCTGGGCGCCGCTGGGCTGGGCACCGGCGGAGCGATCCTGCAGCACCTGCTGAACCGGCGCGCCGTGGCTGCGACCTGACCTGCATGTGAAGCTGGATGTGAAGTCGCCCCAGAGCCCCTGCGGCGCAGGGGGCGGCGAGGTCTTCATAACCCCAAGGTCGGGAGTTCAAGTCTCCCCCGAGCCATCTCACTTCTTCGCTCCGGGCCCTGTCAGGGACAGCGTTTTCAGGTCCTCAAGCTGTGTCAGCCTCGATAGGCCTGGGTACGAATCGGTCCACTTTGAGCGTTTGGATGTGAAGTCGCTTCACATGTAGGTTGCCCTCCCTGCTGCAGATCGATGGCCCGAGGCGGATCCCGGCGTCAGTCCCCGTGGAATGCGGCGGTGGCCGAGCTGGTGGCCCGGGGCACCCGCTACCGGCTGCGCAAGGTGCCCTCCAGCCCCTTCATCTACGTGCGGGATCTGCGGGCGACACCAGGTGCGAAGGCTCAGTGGTCCATGGCGCCGCTGGAGCGGGCCGAGCCGGACCATATCCGCCAGGTGGCCGATCGGATCCTGGCCCTGGGGGAGCGGCCCTGGCCGGCGGAGCTGGGCGGCCAGGCGGCCACCAGTTGGAGCGAGGTGATCCGGCTGTGTGAGGCGGACTGGGAGCGGCGCCTGAAGGGCTCCAGTGCCAGCCACTACCGCAGTGCCCTGCAGCAGCTGAACCGGGCGGGCACCGCCCGCAGCGCCAAGGCTCTCCGCGGCTGGGCCCTGGAGAAGTTGCCCGGCAGCCGGCCATTCCTCACCCGGGTCGAGACCCTCTCCCAGGTCCGCCGCAGCCTGCAGGCGGAGTGGATCCCGCTGGAGCTGCTCGAGGAACTGCGGGGGCTGCACCGCCAGCACCGGCCGGGACTGACCAGCGAGGTGACCGGGATCCGCGGCATCCCGACCCGCTCAGAGGCCGAGGCCTACCTGGATGCCCTAGAGCCGCGCTTCGCGCTGGAACGCTGGTGCCTGGCGATGATGCTCTGCTACGGCCTGCGGAATCACGAGCTGTGGTGGTGCGGGCCGTTGACCACAGAGGCCCCAGGGATCACGGCGGGCTGGACCCTGGTGCCCGGGTGGTGGCGCACCAAGAGCCGGGAGGAGCACTGGGCCTGGCCGCTGTTCCCCGAGTGGGTGGAGCGTTACCGGTTGGGGGCAGAGCAGGGCGAGGCCCAGGAGCAGCTGCATCATCGTGTCAGTCCCAAGTTGGTCTCATGCCGCGACAAGGGTAGGCGGTGGGAGCCGGGGGATCCGTCCGACCCGGGCCTGTGTCAGAACAACCACCTGATCGGCAACTGGATCGGCCGGCGCATGCGCACGGTGCTGCCGCCCTGGTTCGCCCGGGTGCCGGACACCGACGGGCGCTACCGGGCCGAGGACAGGCCCAAGGCGATCACCCCCTACGATCTGCGTCACGCCTGGGCGGTGACGGTGGCCACCGATCCGGCCTGGCGCCATGTGCGTGACGAGGATGCGGCCCGGGCCATGGGCCACGACGTCGAGGTGCACCGGCGGCGATATCAGCGCTGGATCGGGGCAGCTGAGCGGCGCCGGCGAGCGATGGCCGCGGTCATGCCACCAGTCCTATCATGAACGCTACGTCGAAGGCCGTGGCATGCGAATGGCCGGGGATGAACTTGCAGCTCTTGCGGAGCCGCACATGGCCGCGATCGCTCGCCCTGGCGCCAGCGAAGACGAGGTGATCGCCAGCATGATCGCGCTTTCGGAAGTGATGCAGCAGAAGAGCGCTCAACCGCGCACCTTGCGGCAGCAGATGGTCAGCATTGAAGATGCCATCAGGAATCCGGCCACTCCGCAAGGAGAGCGCACTGTCTTGGTGCAGTTGCTGCAGCAGCTGAAAGAGGAAGTCAATCGCCCGACAGAGTAACCGCAATCACGCCACCAGGCGCCTGAAGGTCCTCTTGCCGACGCCCAGCAGCTTGCCGACCAGGTCACCGGGGGTCGCGAAGAGCCTGGTGGGGTCGACCACTTTCTCGCCGTCGAGCTTGACGGCGCCGTCCTTGATCAGCTGCCGGGCCCGGCTGGCGGAAGCGCAGATGCCGGCGTGAACCAGCAGCCAGGGCAGCTGCAGCGGGAACTCGAGATGCGCCACCGGCAGCGCCTGCGCCTCCACCGCCTCGGTGTCCTGTCCGGCGGCGATCTTTTCGGCAGCGAGCTGGGCGGTCACGGCCGCAGCGTCGCCGTGGAACTGGGCGGTGACCAGCAGGGCCATGGCCTTCTGCCGCTCCCGCGGGCTGCTGTCGGGGTCGGTAAAGACCGCCTCGGCGCGGGCGATGGTGGCTTCAACCACGGCGGGGTCGACGGGGGTCGTGATCATGCGGCTCTGGGGTCCAGGTAGGTGAGTTTCCAGGTGGGATGCAGGGTGTGGCGCCTCAGGCGCGACTCGCCATCGAAATGAACCCGTAGGTGGGAGCCGGTGGCGGACGTGATCGTGCCCAGCTGCGAAAGAGATCCGCCTTCGTAAAGGATGCGCGTGCCGCGCTTGGCCGGCACGCTGTGCTGACGCCGAACGGCTTCCATGCTCATCGGGGCTGCTCCTGCTCTGAGGGGGCTTCGATGCCGTAGATCTCCTCGATGCTCCAGCGGTTGGCGGCGTCCTCGGAAAGGGCCTGGACGCGAGGGCGCTCCGGGATCGGCCGGTTCTCAGCCATGGCGCGGCGCTCCTCGTAGGTAGGCGGCTTGAAGGTGTGGTGGAACAGATCGAGCTCGTTCTGGCGACGCCAGTACGCCACCCGGTCCCGTTCGCCGGCGGGCGTCAGGTGCAGCTCGGGTGACTTGGTCGGGTCGATGGGGATGTCGTCCATCAGGCGGTGCGACGGAAGACCTTCTTGACTTCGCCGGGGTTCCACAGCAGGTGGCCGCAGCGGATCGAGAGGGGGTTCTTGCGGGCGAAGTGAATCCCCTCTTCCATCCGCTCGGTGCGGACCCGGTAGAGGGTCGAGCGGCAGACGTCGAGCTGGAGGCACATCTCCTCGGTAGAAACCCAGCCCTCCCCGCTGTTGGCGTGATCGTTCGCGGAGACGGTGGTGAGCGACATGAACAGGTAGACCTGGCGTGCGCCATCCTAGAGCAGCTTGCGACATCTCTCTGCCGTCTCAACTGTGACGCAAGACAGGTCTCCCTAGAGTGGGGGTTCCGCGTCGGAGGGGCGTGTCCAGAACACTGCAGCAGTACCAGGAGCTGGCCGGCAACCCCAATGCCCGGGCCCTGCTGGACGTGATCGCCCACGCCGAGGGGGCCGACTACAACGTCCAGTTCGGCGGCGGCCGCTTCGACACCAGCCAGGGGTGGCGCCACCCGCGGCAGGTGCTGGGCCGGGGCAAGGGCGGCGTCAACAGTCGGTGGGCCTCCGACGCCTCGGGCCGCTACCAGTTCCTCTCCACCACCTGGGACGAGGTTTCGCGCCAGCTGGGCCTGAAGGACTTCAGCCCGGCCAACCAGGACATCGCCGCCTTGCGGCTGATCGAACGCCGCGGCGTCGACCTGAATGAGGTGGCCGCTGGCAAGGTGGACGCCGGCACCCTGGCCAAGCTGGCGCCGGAGTGGGCGTCGTTGCCGACGCTGCAGGGCAAGAGCGCCCATGGCCAGCCGGTGAAGAAGGCGGCCGATCTACTGGCCCGGTTCCAAGCTGCTGCGAAGGGGGCGCCCCCTCAATCGGGGGCCGGCTTTCAAGGCGCCGGAACCACTGCCGGGGCTGCCGCCGGAGGGGTGTCCCTGGATGCGCCGGATCCCTATCGAGGGATAGCGCCCGCGGCTCTGCCGATGCCGGGGCAGCAGTCGGGCGCCCAGGAACTGGCCCTGGCGGCGATCGGGGCCGCGGTGGCGGCCGGCGGGATCGGCATGGGTGCCAACGCCGGGCTGCAGTACCTGGCGGCCCGGGGCGGCCAGGCGCGTCAAGCCCTGCGGATGGCGGGCGAGAAGCTGCAGGAGGTGGCCACCGGCGCCCAGGCCCAGCCCCAGCCGACGATGGCGCCGCTTCAGCAGGCCACCGGCCAGTCCCAGGTGGCACCGGCCAGCAGCGGCTCGCCGCTGCCGTTCAAGCGCTCGGTGTCGACCTCCTTCGATCGGGGGCAGCCGGGATTGGACCTCTACTTCGAGGACAAACAGTTCCGAGCCCTGCTGCCCGGACGGATCAAGGACATCGGTTATCAGGGCTCGGGCCGTGGGGCCACGGGCAGGGGCTACGGCAACTACGTGGTCAAGGAGTCGATCGATCCGGCCACCGGCGAAAAGGTGGACGTGCTCTACGGTCACCTCGACTCGGTCAACGTCACCAAGGGCCAGGAGGTGGCCGAGGGCGTCAGCATCGGCAAGCAGGGCGGCACCGGCCGGGTGCTGAGCCAGGACGGCACGATCGCCTCGGTGGACTTCCTGGCGCCGGCGCCAACCGGCAGCGGCAGCATGACCCCCTACCGGCACTTCGACCCCCTGCGGCGCCGATTGGCAAAGCGTTGGTCCGTGTGAGTCAAGGGCGGTAGAGTTCACGCTGCCTGACCCAGCTTGCACCTCTCCATGCTCTCCTACCTCCTCTCCGGCGCCGTGGCCCTTGTGGTCGGCGCCAGCGGTGGCTTCCTCGGCGGCCGACTGGCCGTCAGTACTCTTCGGCGCGACCACACTGCCGCACTGCGGAGCTTCGACGCAGTCGACGATCAGATCCACCTGGCACTCAAGGAGCGCCCCACTCGCGACGAACTGGGGGCCGTCTTCCAGAACCAGCAGCAGACCATGGCCCAGCTGTTCGTCACCCGCGAAGAGCTCAAGCCGGTGTTCAAGGAGGTGATCACCCGTCCGGAGCTGGATGCGGCCCTGCAGGCCGTGGTGATCGGCATCAGCCGCAACGCCGGCCTGCCGCTGCCCACGCCGCAGGCCATGGGCGAGACAGCGGCTTTGGCCGGAGCGAGCGGCGATGAGCTGGCCCGGGTGATCGCTGGACTGAGCCAGCAGATGGGACAGATCAACCAGCAGCTGGGGCTGGGATGAGCCAGGCCAGCATCAGCTTCCCTTCGGGGATCTCCATGCAGTTCGAGACCGCTGGGCGGGTGGCGGCCATCGCCGTTGGCCGTTACCGCCAGGTTGCCGGCGATGGCGCACTTGACGTACTGGCCACGCGCCTGGAAGAGCTGGCGGCGCAGCTGCGTCGGCGGGACCTGGTCGGGACCGAGATCGTCGAAAGCGTGCTGTGGCCGTGCGCCGGCTACCTGCTGCAGAGCCAGAAGCCCGTGGAGCCGATCCCGGTGACGGCCCGCACGATCACCGATGAGGGCGTTCCCGCCCACCAGGTGAGCGAGGACGAGGACCCGGACGAGCCGGGCCTCTGATCAGGCCGAGGCGGACAGGCAGGCCTGATGGGCCTCTTCGACGGAGCCGAAGGTCCCCAGGTACTTGTTCCGCCTCCTGGCCATGTAGCCGCGACCGTGACGATGGACTCCGGTCGGCAGGCCCGCCCCCGTGGCAGTCGTGCGCCGAAGGGCGGCCCTGTTGCCATGGTTCACTGTCCCCGTACCGTCGCGCAGATTGGACCAGCGATTGTCCTGTCTGTCTCGGTTGATGTGGTCCAGGCGCTCGGGGGGCTCCTGGCCGGTCATCATCTTCCACGCAAGGCGATGCGCTCGAAACAGTCGCCTGGTTCCGTTGACCGTAAGGCCGATCAGGCGGTAGCCATTGGTGGGCCCCTGGAGCACGTAGCCAGCTGAAGCACCGGGCTGGATCTTCCCCTTGCCACGAGGCACCTTCCAGGTGAAGACGCCAGTGGCCGGGTCGCAGGCCAGCAGACCGAGAAGAGTCTGCTGGCTCGGTAGCTCAACGACTTTCATGCCCGTCCCGGCATGCCTGGACGGACCTCTGGCATGAGGCATTTCGCTCCATCGCAGCCGGCCGGGCCCTGGGGCTCCAGGGAACCACCGGCCGCCTCGGCGTCGAAGCGGGCCAGGGCCTCGAAGAAGCAGTCACTGGTGCGGCGTTCCTGGACCTGCGCGCAGAGCTCTTCGTAGCGCTCCTTGCTGATCGGCTCGAATGGCAGCCGCGGGTAGGTCTCCTTGTCCTCGAAGCGGGCCAGCAGAGCCGCGGAGATGTAGCCCTGGTCGGTGTCGATGGCGGCTTGGATGGCGTTCGCCAGCGGCTCGATCTCGGCCTCGGTGAGCTCCAGAGTGGCGGAAGTGTTGTGGCCGGCGTAGTGCTTTTGCACGTTCATGTAGAAGTCGAACTGGGCCAGGGCGGAGAACTTGCCGGGATCGATCGCATCGGCCCCCTCGAGGGTGGCCCAGGGGGTGGCGGTAGGGATCTCCACCAGCCACTCGGTGCAGCGCGGATCGAAGGGATCGTTCAGCAGCTTGCCGTCCCCGTCCTTGTCGGACTGGGAGGGCACCACCGGGTAGCCGTAGGCCATGCAAGCCAGGGCGATCGGGTCCTCCTTGGCGAAGGTGATCCGGCGGATGTAGTAGGGGGACTTGGGCGGGTGCCAGCCCGGGGAGGCGTTGGTCAGCAGGGACTTGCTGTTGTGACTCTTGATGGCGCCGGTCCAGTACCAAGCCTCCTCGTCGGGAGCCTCCAGGGAGATGTCGGCGGTGACCGTGTCGTCCAGCCGCTCGATGGCGGTCACCTTCCAGTAGTTCTGCCCGAAGCAGTTACGGCTTTGGCGCATGTCGCGCCCCTGGCAGTGGAGGCTGTCGAGCTTGAGGTACTCCAGGGCAGCGGCGGTGCTCCAGTAGCGCGAGAGGCTCAGCTTCCAGTAAGGCTTCCTGCCCTCCTGGTGGCGCTGCAGGCGGAACACCAGGCCAACGGCCTCGCCCACCTCCTGCAGGTGGCGGGCCAGGGCCTCGCTGCGGATCTTGATCATCGGCGGGGAGTTGCGCATCTTGCAGGCGGTCGCATCGATCATCCCGGCGAACAGCGAGCGGATGACGTTGGTCGGTGAGCGCCGCAGCGCCAGGGGCAGCCGGTCGGTCTCGGGGCCCTGGGTGACCAGCAGTCCGTTGTGCTCCAGCCACTGGCGCAGGTTCGGATCACGAGAGAACAGGTGCATGGTGCGGCCCGAGATGCGCCGCTTCAGCGGGCTCTCGAAGAGATCGGCGACCTGGTCGGTCAGGCGCTTGGCGACCGCGTCCTCGGCGCAGGGGAACGAGAACTGCAGGCACCTGTCGTCGATGTTCCGCAGGGCCGCCAGGGTGACATGGGTGGCGTCCTTGATCAGGGCGATGCCGGCGACGTAGGCCAGCGGCGCGGTGATCGTGGCTGGCGCCTT